TTAATGCCTTTAAATATAGCAGGTGATGAAGAAACACCAAAAGATGAACCTGATACTAATCCAATGCAAGATGAACAAGAAGAACAACAACTACAAGAAGAAGAACAGGAACAGCTACAAATAGAAAACGAAATGGAAAGAACCGATGAAGAATTAGATGAAGTTGTTAAAGCTGAAAGCGATATTGATACAGTACCAACAGATGGTATGGTTTCAGAAGCTAAAAGAGGTTTAGATTGGAGGAAAGAGTTTGGTAGAGGTGGTACTATTATAGGTGCAACTAGAGCAAATCAGATAGTAAACAAAACGAAACTATCTCCAAGAACAGTAAGAAGAATGAACAGTTTTTTTGCTAGACATGAGGTAGATAAAAGAGCAGAGGGTTTTAGACCTGGTGAAAAAGGTTATCCATCTAATGGTAGAATAGCATGGTCATTATGGGGTGGTGATGCTGGTCAAACATGGTCAAAGAAAAAATCAGCACAACTAGATAGGGAAAGAGGAAAGTTTCTAGAAGAAGGAATTATAGAAGAAAAACAAGTTACAGCCGCAGTTAAAAAAGGATTACAAAACAAAGTAGATAAACACAATGAAAAGCATGGTGATAAAAAAGGTAAAAGAGTTACTTTAAGAATGCTGACTGCTGTTTTTAAGAGAGGAATAGGAGCTTACAGAACAAATCCAGGAAGTGTAAGACCTAGTGTAACAAGTGAAGAACAATGGGCATATGCAAGAGTTAATGCGTTTTTATATGCTGTTAGATCAGGGAGATTTAGAGGTGGTAAATTTGACCTAGACTTACTGCCAAGTGGACATCCACTTGCAACATAGGAGTACCAAGTGTCTAAATTAAAAGAATTAACATCAAGACTTTTTATAGAAAAAGATGATGATAACAATCATGAAGTTGTAATAAGAGTTGGTCCAGTTATAAATGAAATGGAAGCTGTCAATATAGCATCATATATATATGTTACTCAAAACCTAGATGTTACAGAAATAATTAAACCTATCAACACAACTTTACATTAATGATCTATAACGCAAGACAGCTTAAAATATTTAAAAATGTAAAAAGAAGAGAATGGGTTAGACAAAATAGATTAAGAGAACCTTATATTAAACAGTTTACAGGTAGATTAAAAAATTACTTTAATAAATTAGGTAATGGATTAGCTGAAGATTTTAGTTTTGGTTCAACAATTATGTTAGAAATAAGACAAAACAATTCATTTAATGAGTTAGCAAATATATTTAGAGTACAATACAGAGTCGTTGCAAATGCTTTCAAAAATAACATGTTAAATAGAGAACAGAATGTAAAAGACTTTGAAAGCGATTTTGAATTAGAATTAGAAAGATATATTAACGATAATGTTGGAACTCTTGTTGTTGGTATAAATGATACCACAAAAGCTAAAATACAAAATGTAATTAACAATAGTTTTGGAAATGGTGAGGGTATAAATTCTACTGGTAATGAAATAAGAAATGCTATAATAGGAATGGGTGTACTTCGTGCAAATCTTATTGCAAGAACAGAAGTACATAGAACTGCTAGTTTTGCTAATGAAATGGTTGCAGAAAACATGGGTATAGCAGGAACTAGAAAGGAATGGGTTGCAGTAGCTGATGGTCGAACAAGAGCCACTCATATACAAGCAACAGGGCAACAAGTAGGTTTAGAAGAACCTTTTATTGTAGGTGGTGATCGGTTAAAATATCCAGGAGATCCAGCAGGTTCTCCAGGAGAAACTATAAATTGTCGTTGTGTATCTATTTACACGACGCCAGATTTCTTGTAGAGGTAGTATTATGGAAATATTAATAGGAATTATAATTGGAATCATTCTATGTAGATCAAATGATAAATATAAATGGTTCAATAATTGTTGTGATAAAATTATGAATAAAATTAAAGGAAAATAATGCCTTTAGTTAAACCAAGAGATAAAGAAAAACGAGAGGATTTTATGAGTAGATGTATGTCAGATGATAAGACTACTTCTGAATATCCAAAAGCTACTCAAAGATTAGCAGTTTGTAGCACACAATATGAAAATAGTAAAAAGGAGAAATATACAATGAGTGATATAGAAAAAATGGGTGAAGCTATTAAAACTCTAACTGATGTTATTTCAGCAAAAGAAAATAAACCAAAAGACGAAATGGAAAAAGAAGCAAGAGCTGAAGATATGTTTAGTAATGAAGAAGATGCTTTAGACAAAGCAAAAGAAATAGGTTGTGTAGGAACACACTCTATGGATAAAGATGGAAAAACAATTTACATGCCATGTAGAACACATGATGCTTATGAAGAAGCAATCAGTAAAGGATATGGTATGGATGAAGAAGATGAAGATAAATATCACAAAAAACCTAAAAAGAAAAAACCAATGAAAAGTGTATGTGTGTGTGAAGTAGATGGTTCATGTCAATGTGATACAGAAATTAAAAAATTAACTTTTCATTCAGATGTTAAAGCTGTGAATGATAAGGGAACATTTACTGGTTATGGTTCTATATTTGGTAATGAAGATCAAGGTTCTGATATTATGCAAAAAGGTGCATTTACTAAATCACTAGAAAATAGACCAGCTTCAAAAGTTAAAATGCTTTATCAACATAAAACAGATGAACCAATAGGTGTATTTGAAAATATGTATGAAGATGAAAAAGGTTTATTTGTTAAAGGTAGATTAGCAATGGGAACACAAAAAGGTAGAGAAGCATATGAATTATTAAAGATGGGTGCTCTAGATGGAATGTCTATAGGATTTAGAGCTGATCCTGATAAACAAGGATACAACGAAAATAAGAGAGGAACAAGAACTCTTAAAGAAGTTGATCTAATGGAAATAAGTTTAGTAACATTTCCAATGAATGAACGAGCTTTAATTGAGAATGTTAAAGCTGGTCAGAAAAATATTCGAGAGTGGGAAAAAATCTTGCGTGATGCAGGAGGTCTTTCTCGGACAGAGGCGAAGATTGGTGCGAAAGCATTATCCGAATCTTTATCACAGCGAGATGCTGGTGATGACAATAAACAGTTAGCAACTTTAATTAATAAAGTAGCTGACATACTTAAACAATAAAACAAAGAGGAAACAATTATGGATAATAACGAAGTAAAATCTGCTGTTGAAACTCTTGGTAAAACTTTTGAGTCTTTCAAAGAAACTAACGATGAAAGATTAAAACAGATTGAAGCTAAAGGTAGCTCTGATCCAATTACAGAAAACAAGTTATCAAAAATCGAAGCTGATTTAGATAAAGTTGCTGATATGGAAAAGTCTATGAAAGCACAAGCTGAATACCAAAAAGCTAGTCAAGACCAAATGGCAAGATTAGAAACTATTATATCAAGACCTGACTTTGGAAAAGGTTCTCCAGTAGAATCAAAACAAAGACAAGTATTTGATAAATGGATGAGAAAAGGTAAAGAAAACCTAACACCTGACGAAGTTAAAGTCTTAACTGTGTCTAATGACAATACTGCTGGATACTTGGCTCCACCTGAATATGTGAGAGAAATTATCAAAGGTATTATTGAATTTAGTCCAGTAAGATCAGTAGCAAGAGTTAGAACAACTGGTCAAAGAAGTGTACAGGTTCCAAAAAGAACAGGCACTTTTGCGGCACAATGGGTAGCTGAACAAGGTACTAGATCAGAAACTACAGGATATGCTGTTGGTTTGGAAGAAATTCCAGCACACGAAGTATATGCTTTAGTAGATATTTCTGAACAAGAACTTGAAGATTCAGTTTTCAATTTAGAAGCAGAAATGAATGCAGAATTTGTTGAGCAATTTGCAAAAGCAGAAGGAAATGCGTTTATTTCAGGTGACTCTATTGGAAAACCTCAAGGTTTAATAACTAACGCAGGTAACAATATAACTACAGCGGCTAATGATGCACTTGCAGCAGATGACTTAATTGGTGCGGCACATAATATTAAATCCGAGTACATGAGAAATGCTTCTTGGATGTTTAATAGATCAACACTTTCAGCAATTAGAAAACTGAAAGATGGTGCAAACCAATATCTGTTTCAACCAGGCATCTATCAAATGGGTGTAGGTTCAAGTTTACTTGGACACCCTATTGTAGAAGCATCTGACTTAGCTGATATTGCTGATGGAACTAAACCAGTTTTATTCGGTGATTACAGAAGAGGTTATATGATTATAGATAGAGTAGCTCTTTCAATTATGAGAGATCCATTCACACAAGCGTCATCAGGTAATGTAAGATATGTTGCTAGAAGACGAGTTGGTGGACAAGTTATCTTACCTGAAGCAATAACAACAATTACTATTCAGTAATTATAACTTATAGGAGAAGATAAAATGGCAATATATGATGGAAAAAGTGGTCTTAAATTTGATGAATCATTGAATGCAATCGCAAAAGGTGCAGATACAAATGGCACAGGGATTGACTCTCAAGGTTTTTCTTCAGTAACTCATGTAGTTAATGTAGGAGCTCCAGGGATTACATTCAGTACAACTCACAAAGTTGAAATAGAATTAGAACATTCTGATGACAATGTGACTTTCACAGATGTAACATCTAACACAGATGTAGTCGGTGGAACAGTTGGTACAAATGGTTTATGGCAAACTATTGATGCTGATGGCGACTGTAATGCAGTTTACGCAATCGGTTATGTAGGTGGCAAAAGATACTCTAGAGTTGTATTAAACTTTAGTGGTACTCATGGATCAAACACTATATTTGGTATAGTCGGTGTTAAAGGAAGACCTCTTTCAGGTCCTACTGCTTCACAAGCAAACCAATAATTAAATTGATTTTGTGGGCGATGTAAAAGTCGCCCATGAATACACAAAATTAAAAGGAGAATATTATGAAAATAAAAATGAAAGTAGATCATGTTGCAAAAGCTGACGATTTAGGTGCATCAACTATGGTTTATAAGAAAGATCAAGAATATACTTTTGAAACAGAGTGGCAAATGAAAATGGCTTCTAAATGGATTAATAGTGGTAAAGCACAAAAATCAGGTTCTAAAATTGAAAAGACAATAGTAAAACCAGCAGAAACAAAAGTTAAGAAGATTCTTAAAAAAGTATTAGGCAAGAAGAAAAAATAATTTAATTAGGAAGTGAAATGTCAGGACTTAAAATTGATACAGCTTGGACTACATCAGCAGTTGCAACTTCTGACCAAAAATCTTTCATGCGTGTTGATTTTAGTGATGATGATTCACTTATTGCTGAACTAATCAAGGCATCACAAAATGTAATAGAAACATATATTAATAGAGCTATTACAACTCAAACATTAAGTTTATTTTTAGATAGACTACCTTTTTATAGTGATGTTAAATTACAAGAGGGAGTATTTACAGCTCCTGATTTAGAATATAATTCAAATTATATAGTATTACCCAAACCACCAGTAGCATCTGTTACTCATGTTAAATACTATGATAATGATAATATAGCATCAACTTTTGCAGCAACAAATTATTATGTAGATACAATAAGCAATCAAGCTAGAGTTGTTCTTAAAACAGGTTCTAGTTGGCCAACAGTAGCAGAAACAAGAAATGCTAATGCTTATGAAATAAAATATGTAACTGGTTATGGTGGAGCAAGTGATGTTCCTGAACCAATAGTACAAGCAATTAAATTATTGACTACACATCTTTATGAAAACAGAGAAGCTGTTACAAGTTTATCTGTAAATTCAATACCTTACACAATAGGTGCCTTATTACAGCCATACAAAGTACAAAGATTAAACAGTATATTAGGAGGATAGCATGAGTAGTGTTTCGCCTGTAGGTAAATTAAGAAACAAAATTACTATCCAAAACAATGTATTGTCAGCAGATGCATATGGTGGATTTACAAGAGCTAATACAACTTATATTACAGCTTTTGCACAAATAAAACCAAAATCAGCAAAACAAGTATTTAATGAACAAAGTGGTGAGAAAATAAATAATCCACAAGATTTTGAATTTACAATTAGATATAGAGCAAACATATCAACAGCTATGAGAAT